GCCCCGCCCCCCCCCTGCGAGGGCGTGCCGCCGAAGCGGGCGGCTAATATGCAACTCAGTTCGCCGAAGCTGCCTGAGTCCCATTGGTCAAAAAATCCGGCGCGTCGTCACCTGACGTGGCCGTGTACTGAAGCACGTCGCCGCTGTAGGTCTCGGCGGTTTCAGCGTCGGCGGGGTCGTTGTTCATGTCCACCACGGAAACCACGGTGTCGGCCCACTGCTCGAACGGCAGCGTGGTCGAACCGAGCTGGCGGCAGCGCACATAGGCGGCATAGGCGTTGAGCTTCACCACGGCGTCAAGGGCGCTGCCCCAGCCCTTCGCCTTGGCGTGGGTCTCAGCCTGGCAGCGCTGCCACATGGTCACACATACTTCGTCCGTGTGCCCGTCCAAGTAGGTGATACGGGTGTTCGGGGTTTTGGTCTCGTTGCTCATTTCGATAGATCTCCTGTCGTGATTCGGTTGATAATCTTCTGCACCGCGTCCGCGTAAACCTGCGTCCACTGCGGTTCGGTGTTCTTCGCGGCCTTGTTGGCGAAGTAGGTGGCTTTGATGTTGTGCCTGGGCCAGCCGTAGTTAATGACGCCCGCGTACTTCACCTTGCCCTTGTTTCCGGCGCGCACGACACCGGCTTTCTGGGTGGCGCCGGCGCGCACGCTTTTGGCGAGACGGCCGGTCTTGCCCTTCGGGGCCAGCGACTTAGCTTCGGGGGCGACGATCTGCGCGGCCTGTTTGTTGACGGCGCGCAAGTCCCTCATCTCGATACCGGCTTGCCGCAAGCCCTTGGCGAGCTGTCCCGCTCTCTTGAGTTGCAGATAGCCGTTGCCGCCAGCCGCGTAATTGCCGGTCATGCGCCGGGCGTGTACGTTTCAGGCGTAACGTCGATGGCTACAAACGAAAAGTCATTGCTGTTCTTCGTCTTCACGTCGCCGCCGAACTGGATGGACGCGATAACCACCGAGCCGGTGAGCTTCAAGCCGCCTTCAAGGTTCGGCACCCACTCGAACGGCAGAGTCTTGCCGCTGTTCTTGAGACACCAGACCTGTAGGCCGTCCATGCTGAAATCTTCCTTGACGCTGCCGGTGAGCGCCCACGTCTCGGTCTGCGAGCCGCCTTCGGTGTGGCCGTCGAGGAAGTTGTCGTTATCCTCGGTATCTGTCGAGGGTTCAAGCGCGGTGTTGATAACGTCCGCGCTGAAGTCCTGTTCGCTGCCGGTATCACCGATTTTCAGGCTACCGGGTCCAAGGGTGCGCACCTTTTTTGTCATGATTGTTCCTTTCAGTTGATTTCAAGGGGATTAAGGGTGATTTCGTAGGCTGCGAGATTGCCGACGCCCGCAAGACTGTAGGTGACTGGTTTAGCGGTCTTCATGTTCAAGTGCCGTTCATGCAAGCGTTCCAACACCGGAATGAGCAAGTCGAGGCTTTCGGTCTGTGTCGCCATCGTGCCCGCGATCAGGTTCACCGTCCACGTGGTGCTTACGAACTGCCAGCCCTCATAGGTGATTTCGGGCGGGTCGATAAGCGCGGCCACCTTGCCTGGCAGTGGCCGGGCTTCTTGCGCGTCGATGGTCACGACGGTGACAAGAGCGCCCAGCATGTCGGTAAGCATGTCCATAAGCGTTTCGCGCTCGGTGATTATCTGGCTGTCACTCACGCGATCACCAGCCCACCGGTCGGCACGCCCGCCGCGTTGAGCTTCGGCCACACGCTGCGCAACGGGTCGCTGCTGACACGGAACGGCTCAAGCGTGCCGTCGCCGACGTTCATCACGCCCAAACGGGCGTCACGTGAGTTGTACAGGTCGGCCGCGCAGGCGGTCACGCAATCCGTTTTCACGGGGTCCGGCACGCTGTAACCGTCTATCGCGGCGTCCACATAGCTGATGGCGCTGGTGATGGCGCGTTGCACTCGGTCGTCGTCGCCTGTGGGCACGCCGATTTCGTCGCGCAGCGACGCTTCGTATTTTTGCCAGTCCATCAAGGCTGTGGTCCTTTCGTGATGGTTGCTATGGATGGTGCGGGGCTAGAATCAATCGAGCTTGTACAGGCGGGGCGTGAAGGTCGCGTCTATCGTTTTGCCTGGTGAGAATCGGATCATGAACTTGTACGTTCCGGCTTTGGGGATGGTGATTTCCGTGTCGCTCTGATATCCGCGCCACAGGGTTTTACCTGTGCTGTCCTGAATCTCCACACACGTGGCGTATGAGTCGATTTGGCATTGCGGGGCGAGGTATGTGCCGGCCTCAAGTTCGCGCGTCGTCTCGATGTTGAATGATTGTGAGCATGTGCCTGCGAGCTTGTATTCGCCGTTCCCCAGTGTGGTGAGTGTGATGCCAAAGCTGGTTTGCGCCTGGTGTTCGGGCCAGAGGTTCGTTAGTTCACTGCCCCCCCCCCTAAGGCTGGTGTTGTCGGGTCGCATCCAATCGTGCGCGGTGTCGCCGGATTCCAATTGGATTCGAATGTCACCCTCCTTCAAGGTGGGCGTGGATTCGTTGGAGATGACGTTGAGGTACAGGCTGACGGTGCCGGCAGGAATTTCCACGACCCTGTTACCCAAGTTCATTGAGGCTCCCAGTTGCTGCCCCTTGGCGTCGAGGCACTTGACGTTGAAGCTCAAACCGGCGCCACCGGTGCCGCTCAAATTCACGGTCCCCTGTACCGGGCAGGGGAACGTCCACGACACGCCACGCCATTGACCGGTGGCGGTGCCGGTGATGTGCAGACTGCCGTCGCTGTTGACGGTGGCGGTCAAACCGTTGCCTGACGCGGGGCCGTAGGACAACAGGTTACGTGAGAGCACTGTGACGGGCACGACGGTTTTTATCGCTGGGTTGACGGTGCTGGATATCGTCACGTCGGTTTTTCCCGGTTGTTTCCCGGTGATGACGATGGTGGTCATTGGATTACCTCGATGTTGATAAGGTCGGCGTTGTCAGTGGTGGCAGCCACGGTCTGTGGTGCTGAGAACGGCGTGATTGTGGCTTTGATCTCGGCGTTATCGCCCGCGGTGACGGTTAGGCTAGTCGGCGTGGTGCTAAGTCCCGTGGGTGTCACCCTTTTGGGAACTTGACGGGGATCAGGCCCAACGGCTGCGTGGCGGCGACGGCCAGGTAGCCGTAGACGCTGTAATTTTCGGTGAGCTTGGTGGGGTCGCCGTCGCTGAGCTGCGTCGGTCCGCCGCTTTCCCAGACCGTTACCGCTTCTGGGTCAATGAAGCACGCCGTGCCGGTGGGGGCGCTGGGGAGGAGCTGGACGGGGACGCGGAGGAATTGGCCGGCGATGCCGGTGAGGTCGAAGTCGCCGATGGTGTCCGAGCCGTCGCCGGACAGGTCGAAGAATCGGCTTCCGGTGTCCTTGAGCTTGATGAGCGCGGCCATGACGTCCTTGGAAACGCCGAGGCGGGTGAGGGATACGTTGCGGTCGTCGGCGAGTTCGGCGGCGTCCATGATCAGGCCCGCCCACTGGTCGATGGTCATGGCGGTGAGCGCGGCGGGCGCGACGATGCAGTTGGGGTCGGTTTCCGCGTCTCTCTGCGCGGCGATGGTGGAATACAGGTAGTTGCGCACGGCGGTTTCGGTCGCTTTCGCGTAGCTGTTGCGCAGCGCGGCCAATGCCGTGTTCAGCATCGGCGTGGTGCTGCGTTCGATCACCTGACGCGACAGCGTGGTGTAGCCGCCGTAGGTGTCGATACCGACGCTCTTGGTACCGAACGTGACCTTGCCGAACGGCAGCGCGGCACCTTCGGCGGTCTGCTTGTCGGTGGTCGTGGTGTCGGTGGCCACCACGTTGTATTCCATGGTCATGCCCTTGGCCGGCAGCGTGTCGTGGGTCAACAGATTGGTGACCTTGCGGCGCATCTGAATTAGTCGCAGGTCGTCCGCGATCCAGGTGGTGGTGTTGCCGGTGTCGCCGGTGGCGATAAGGTCACGGCATTCGTGCATCAGGTTCACGGCGGCTTCCTCACCTCGGTAGAGGGACTGGAGGTAGTCGCCTGCGGTACGGTATTCCGCGCCCAGCGGCTTCGGCTTGTCCGGGCTTCCGGCGTGTGCCAATGCAGCCTTGAGGCTGCGCTGTTCGTCCTTGATGCCGTCCAGCATCTCCATGAGTTCCTTGTCCATTCGGGTTTCCTCGCTTTCCTTCGATGGATCGTGTTTTTCGATTTCCTGGGTGTTCGTTTCGGCGGCGCTGCGTTGGCCGGTGATTTTCGCCGCCTCATAGGCGGGCCAGCTGACCACGCTTGTTTCCAGCAGGCGGACACGCTTGCGGTGGGTTATACCCTGCTTGTCGGTTTCGTCCTGCACTGGGACGAAGCCGACAGACAGAGAGTCGAGAGCGCCGTCTCGCAGGAGGGCCACCACGTCGCGGCCTCGCTGCGTGTCCGAGATTCTGGCGGTGATGTGCAGACCGTCGTTACGGCTTTCCGCTCCCGTGATGCGGCCGATGAGTTCGCCGTGCTGGTAGCAGAGCTTGGCGTTGTCAACGTCATCGAAACGGCAGTCGGGGTCGAAGGTCTCGGCTCCCTTCCAGGTGTCGATGATGCTGCCGAAGGGTACGGCGATGCCTTCCAATGTGCGGCCGTCGCCTTCCTCAGCAGCGCGTAGGCATATGCCTTTGAATCCGATTTCATGACGGTTCACTGGTTCACCTCTTCCGGTTGCGGCGCGTTGATGAGCGGGGGCAGGGCCTCGCGTGCGCGCACCTCGTTAATTTCCATCCATCCTGATTCGAGGGCGGTCTTGTAGGCGTTGAAACGGTCGCTCATGTCGGCGCGGCGACTCGAATCCCAGTCGAACGCGGCGGTGCGGCCTCGTGGCAGCAGTCTGTTGAACAGTTCCTCGATCTCGCCCGCGTAGGCGGCCAACGTGTAGTCGGCGAACTCAATCCAGCTTTGCTCGATGTTCGAATAGGTGAGATTGCTGCCATCGACTGCGGCGAGCATGATTGACGCGGGAATGCCCAACAGTCGCGCGATCTGCGTGGTGTCGAACTTCTGGGTTTCCAAAAACTGCAAGTCGGCCGGCTTCATGTCCAGCGGCACGTATTTCAGCTTGCTGCCCAGCACCTTGATGTCGCCTGCGGTTCCGGTGGCCTTCCATGCCTCTTTCGCGTTCCTGGCGATGTCGGGCGTCACCTTGTCCTCGGAGGACAGGTAGCCCTTGAGGTTGCTGGAATCGGTGTAGAAGCGGGCCTTGTAATCCCGCGCCTGCTGCGCGCTTTCGACCTCCTCGCGTGCCGCACCGATGGGGCCGAGGCCTCGCAGTCGACCGGGCACGTTCAAAAACTTGCAGTGCACGATCTGGTCGGCCGTGTAGTCCACACCGAGATACGAGTAACGGAGCTTCGGCGCCGCTGGGTCCTTGCCGTCGTCCGAGACGGTCACGAGCGAGGGCGGCAGCACCTCGCAGGTCACGACCTCCCCGGCGTAGCGCACAAGCCGTACGAAGGCGTTGCCGTCCAACACCATGCTGGCCACCATGTCGGCGAGGAAGTCACGGCGGGAACGGTTCACGTCCGGCTGGAGGATAAGCGAGCTCACGGTGTCCAGCTTCAGACCTCCGCGCATCTCGTGGATCGGCAGACCGGTTATCGCGGTCTGCAACACCTGGACCCCGCGAAACACGGTGGACAGGCTCAACGGGTCTCGCTCAATCTCGCGGCTGGGCGGCCTGATGCCCTCGGGCATGTCATCCGCATCGCTGCGGGTCAGGACATGGCCGGCGAGCTTCACGCGCTCCCAGAGACTCAATCGTTCGTTCATGCCGCCGATTATGGAAGCGGAACCACCGAACCGTCCACCACCGTGCCGCCAAGTGCCGCCAAGTGCCGCCAAGTGCCGCCAAACAGGCTAGTAGATCTGCAAGGGGCCGTCTTCCTCCGGCCGGTGGGCGGTTCCCCATGCGGCCAGCATGCACGATTCGAGCGGACTGGTGAGACCGGTCGAGCCGCGCCGCGAGATACGCCATGCGTCGCCTGACCATTTGCGGGCCGAGTTCGCCGTGCTTTCGTCCAGGTCGGCATCCGTGGCGTGGAACACGATTCTGTTGGTGAGGCCGCTCACGAAGCTTTGGCCGATGGTCAGGTAATCGGTTGCGTCCATGTCCACGAACTCGAGTGTTTCGTCGCCGTCTTTGTCGGTGAGCCTGTGCAGCCGGTCCGACAGATCGGACGCGGTGCCCTTGTTGTCGATCACCACGGGCGCGTGGTATTTGCCGCACAGTCGGCTTATCTCCTCGGGGGCGTAGCCAGTGCCGTCCAGTATTTCGAGCAGTTGCACGGTTATGGTGCCGTCGTCGTTGCAGATGCCGGCGGATATGCTCGTATGGGTGCTGTCAACGTCAACGGCGACGGCGAACACTATGGGCCGGTCGCCCAAGTCCGCCGCTTCGAGTGGGGCGACGGCCGTGGTCTCCCAGATGTCCGCGTCTATGATGCGTTCGGCCAGGCCCACGTCACGTCGGTTGCCGAACGCTCGGGCCCAGCCGGATGGGTTGTTGCTCCACTGTTCGCGGAAGTCTTGGAGCTTGTCGCGGTTCCAGAGCAGGCCGGCGGCCGGATGATAGCGCATTATCAGGTCCAGATTCTCGGGGTCGGCATCGGGCGGAAGGCCGAAATCGAACCAGCAGGTACGGCGGGATTGGGAACCGGCCCTGCATTCGTCCAGGCGTTTGTTGAAGAACGTGCTTTCCGCAGTGCCCTCGGTGCTTGTTATCCACAGTTGGGGTTGAACTCCGGTGGCCTGCAAACGGGTCACGGTCGTGGGAAGGAAGCCGTCGAGTATGGCGTTGCCGGTTTCCTCGCTGAGACTGAACGCCTCATCGAGAGTGATCTTGTCGCCCTGGACGCCGTGGCCGGCGACTCGGGTAACCGATTTCGGCATGATGACGGAACCGTTGACGAACGTCTGGCTGAGGTTGCCCATGCCCCGGTAGGGTTTCAAGGCTATAGCGCCTAGCGGGCATTCCGGCGCGTGCAGCTTTTCCAGGTATTTGCGGAAATGGTCGCCGGCGTCCTTGCCGGTCTGCGCGAGGTAGTAGATGTAGCGTCCTGGCCCCCATTGGGCGTTGCGCGTGTCGGTGGCGTCCACGAGCGTTGATTTTCCGCACTGGCGTGGCGTCGAGAGTATCACCGTGTCGTAAAAATATGTTCCGGTTTCCGGGTCGATTTCGCCGGCCACGTCCGCCACATACTGCTGCCAAGGAAGCAACGGGGTGCCGAGCATGGCCGCGAACCGGCCCACCTTGCCGCCGTCCGTGCCCCGCTCGGGGTTTCGCGCGGTGCCTCCCCTCATGGGAATCATGCCTTGGCCTCCTGCAGCAGCATAGCCAGCTCATCGTCCAGCTTCACGCGTTCCGGGTAGATGGCCTGCAAACGATCAAGATTGCTGCCGAAACTCTCGAGGAGCGTGCTCGTGTTCTTTTCTTTTTTCAGATATGAGTCGATGTTGTGGGAGGTGGCGATAAGCAGGCCCGCGAGCATGTCCGCTATCGGGGTCACCTGCTTGTCCTTGAAGAACTCCGTGAGATCCTGACGGGTTTTCTTTTCCATGAATCCCTGAAAATTACCTATCTCATCGAATCCCTCGAATGCTTCCTGCAATGCCATTCATTCACCTCTTTTCGTTGCAATTCCGCCGTTTTCCAAAAATTTTTTTCTGATACGAGAGAAGAAAAAAGTGGGCGCGGGGTCTTGGTCGGCCACGTCGTCTTAAAAAACGCGGCTACCATGCCGGCCTCGGCGAGACCTTCGCCGCGTCCGCTCTCAACCCGAGCTGCACGAGCCTCGCGCGCCTCCGTGCTTTCCTGCTGTCGATCAGCGCCTGTGACAGATGCAGTGCGTACCACTGGCGCACACGACGCCGTGACTCCTCGCTGGCCGCACGCTCCCACTCCACCTCGAAGCCCGGGTCAAGCACATGGATGTCATAGTCGAGCGCCACCCATTCATCGAGCATGCGAGGGTGACGGCGACTGTTGGGCATCGTGCGCGTCAGCCACACGTCCACGGGTTCCGGGCTCGTAGCGAACTGGCGGTAGGCACCGCTCCACGCCATCGCGACGGCACGACGCTCACCCAGGCTGGGCTCGGTCAGACCCATCGCACGGGCAAGACCGGTGAAGCTCACCACGGGATCACCCGGCGCCTTGTGCGCGTCGATGTACTCCATGGCCTCGCGGTCACAGCTGCCAGGCGGTACGATCATCATGTGCAATCGTGCGCCGTAACCGTACAGCACACGATCCTGCCGGGATGCGTTGCAATGCTTGCACGCCCTACGAATATTAGGCACCGTGTCCATACCGCCATGCGAATAAGGAACGATATGGTCGTCCTCGGCACCGACATGGGTACAGCCCGGCAGTTCCAGCCAGCAGTCATTGCCCCACGTCTCGATGACCTCGCGCCGCACCAGCGGGTCTATCACCTGCCTACGCATCACGACTGTCCTTCCTGGACGCAACCCAACGATCCAAATCAGCCACCTCGTACAGGCACGGGCTGTTGATGGCATCACCGGCCTTGAACCACTCCGGGCCGGTGCCATCCGACCTCATGCGCTCCATCTGACGTTGCGACCGGTGCAGGTATTTGGCCGCCTGCGCGGTAGTGAGCTTCGCCCTCGGATTCATCCAACCCCCTAGAACAGATTCAACCTCGACTGCACACCAACACCGGCCGGCACCGTTTCGCCGGCCTTGCGCCGGAACACGCTTACCTGGCCTTGGGCCCATAAATCGAACTGGCGGGCGTCCAGCGTCCAGTCCTTGCCGACGCGCCGCACGCCCATCGCCGGATGTTCCGCACCCAGCGCGGCCAGATCCGTGCCCCTGTCCAACCGCAGAATATGAAGAACACGGGTCGAATCCGGCAACCCGGTGTGCTGTTCCTCGGCCAACGCGACGACGGAGAGCCGGAAGCCCTCCAACAGGTAGGCCGCGTCATGCGGGGTGCTCCACGGGCTCAACGCCTCGGCAAGGCTCGGTTTCGTGCGCGCCATCAGTCCACCACCCAAGCCCACGAGCCGGTCCACCGGGCCAACGCCTGCATGGCCTCGCGCGCATCCCAGCAGCGCATCCCGTACTTGCGGGTCTTCGAGACGGGGCATTGCGCCAACTGCATCATATGGAACGCCTGGTTGTCGTCGATGCGCCCGTTACGTCTGGTTAGTCCGGCCCAGCGTGCGATCTGCTCGATGGTCACCGCGAACGATTCCGTGGTCTTCCGTGATTCGATGAACTCGTTGAGCTTCGGAAGCAACCGGATGGCCGCGTCCTTCAGATTCATCTCGAACGTTGCTCTGCTCATAATCCGTACCCCTTACGTTGGTTTCTCATGTCCCTTTTGGGAGGGAGTGCTGGAGAGGTCAAGACCCGAAGATTCTCGGCCGAGACGCGCGACGCATAATCTCGGCCGAAAATCCTCACGTGGGTCTCGCTTTCGGTCGGTCGGCCGTCGATTGCAAGAGCAGGCCGAAGCCTGCCGGGAATGGTCCCCAAATCCAGCCCCACGCGATGCGTGGTGATGCTGCCCGATTCCGCCTTTACCAGCGGCTGGATAGGGTCGGTGGCAACCTCTTAGTCTCGCTAATACCGCAGTTGCAATGCGGCTGACCTCGCGCCACCACAGCGCGCCTAGGTATGCCTAGCCCTAGCCATACGGGGCATCAACGGCGTTACATTCTCGATGGCCCGAATAGCGTCGGGCACGCGGAAAATACGAAAGAATACCGGCGAATACCCCGGTGAAAACCGAATAATCTACTCGGGGCCGTCCGGCATCACGGCCAGCGCCTCGATCAACGCGCGCACCTCGTCGGCCGTGAACACGTACACCTTCGAATGGAAGTCGCGACGCCGCGCGTGCGGCGTGATGCACAGCATCAGACAGCCGTTCGCGGTCACCGCGCTCTTGAACACATAACCCAGTTCACCGTTCGGCATCATTCACCCCCTCAGCCACTCGCCAAAACGGATGGCGCACACCGTCACGCCCCACCCGAGCAACACCCACGAAGCCGCCAACACCAGCAGCACCGACTGACAGCACTTCCTAAACATCCAGACCTCGATTCAACCGGCCGGACAGGCGCTCCGGCATATCCGCCAGCACCAGCACGGCACACGAACACGTCACGCCCAACAACAGCCAGAAACCCACCACAGCGAAAATCAGGGCGACGAACACCGCGCAGAACAACAGGAACCGCTTATACAACCCGTGCATGCTTCGCCTCCCGGATCACCCTGGCGAACTCGCGGTTGATACGCACCATGTCGCCCATACTCAAACCGCCCAACGCGAAGTAATCCCCATCGACACTGAACCGAATACCGAACTCGTAGGGGCTGCCGCCATCGCCGGTCAGCTTGAACTCCGCGCTGAAACGGTTCCCGCTGGACTCAGGATCAAACACTGACACCTGCGTACTCCTCCCACGCCTCATTGAGCGCGTCCTGCCACTGGAACAAATCAGCGGTATCCAGCAGCACTTCCAAATGCACGCCGGGACCATGAAAATTCAGTATTTCCACGGAAAACCGGTAGTCCTGATTAAGCGAGACCCGAATATGCGTATCCACGGCAAACCTCCATCGGTCGAATGATTAAAAAGGGTTCCTTCCCCCGACGTAGGCTTGAAAAGGAAGAACCAAGCCACATGACGAACGAACGAAGGAAGGAAGAATCAATGGATAATCCCGCCGAATACATGCTCCAGTTCTTCAACTGCGAAGAGCGGGAAGACGGGTTCGACGACAACATCTCCAAGGCGTTCGGGCAGATGCACGATACTGAAACGTGCCTCAACGACCTGCTAAGCATGAACGTCAGACGACTAGATACGGCTAAAAGTGTCATGCCCGGAATCTGGGAGAAACTATGGGCGTCATACGCCAACGCACAAGGGAATGGTGCCCTGGTCAGTTTTGACATGAAGCCACGCCGGGAGCTCACGCTGGACGCGGCACAACGGCAGGCATTGGAAACGATTGCGGACAAAACGCCGGCGCTACCCATGAAACCGTCGCCAGACAATATCCAATCGGTCGGGGACTTCCTCGACGAAGCCATCAAGGCGGTGAGGGAAGATGACACTCTTCCCGATGATTTGCGACTCTTCATCATGAGGCTCACATATGAAGCGCGACGGAATCTTGACGAATACGCAGCAGGCAACGACTTCGAGCTGAGGGAAGCGATACAGAAACTATTCGGCCTCCTATACGTAGCCGAAACCCAAACAAGCAAGCCCGGAATCTGGGAAAAGCTCAAGAGTGCTGCAGTTAAGCCTTTCGTCGCGGCGTTGCTTGCCGAAGCAGCAAAACAAGTCGCAAGTGGCACGGCACAAGCCTTCCTGCAAATCACTTCCTGACGTGCGATCATGAGGTCATCCCCTCATAGAGCGAAACGGAAGCGAGCAACGCGCCGCCCATGGAGCAGAAGGCGTTGCCCCACATCTTCGCCACTTCAGGGGTGTCCAGCAAAGTATCCAATGATGATTCATCCAGCTTCTGAACCTTGCCGTCGCTACCGACTGTGAAGTTCAGAAGCTCCACCGTGTCACCATCCGACATCTCGGCTCGAAGATACATTCGACGAATGTTCGCCATCACGCCACCTCCAAAGGCTTGAGGCCCAGGAGGGCGTCGCTGGGGACGCCGAGCCAATGGGAAAGGCTGAAGATTTCTGCATCGTTGAAACGAATCTTGCCGGTCAGCTTGTTCGACAAGGTGGATTCAGAGATACCGAGCATATCGGCGGCATCCTTTTGGGTATGTCCTTGTGCGGCTAGTGTCGCTCGGACTCTCCGAGCTAAATTCGTCTGAAACGAACTAGATTCATTCATGGCAGCTTTTATAGCACGGCGTGGTGCGTTAAACAAGAATTCTGCGTGTCGTCAGTGTAGAAAATTCGCTTTATGCTAATCTTGTTCGCATGACAGCAGTTATGGAAGCCCCGCGAGCGGCTGAGCCGGCAGCGGGCAAGGCAGATGATTTACAGGCGATTGTCACGCGCAATATTCGGGTTGCGATGGCTCTTCGCGGCGTGAATCAGAAGGATTTAGCCAAGGTTCTAGGGATAGCCACGTCGAGTATGTCCCAGAAATTCACGGGTAAGACATTGTGGAATCTGGTGGATATAGAAAAAGCCTCAGGTTTCTTCAATGTGAAACCTGAGGCGTTGGTAGCGGGGCATGGATTTGAACCATGGACCTCTGGGTTATGAGCCCAGCGAGCTACCGAGC